GCTTATGGACTGTTCAAAAGTGTGTTTTTCAATGGGAGTGAGACTTGGTAGTCAGAGAGGTTTTATAAACCTTTTAGCGCCAGATTAGCGTTCTTGAGAGGGTTCGATCCCCTCCGCTGGTACCACAACATGGCCAGTTGGCAGAGCGTTTATGCGCCGGATTGCAAACTCGGTATAAGGTAGGTTAAACTCCTACACTGGCCTCCAAGTTTCGGGATAGACGGTGGGCTTGAGTCCCAAGTAGCGGATGCTAGTAAACTAGCCTTGTTTGACCGTGAAGTATGGTTTGTTAAAACTCGCTCATTCGAGACACACTGACTCCGAAGTATGCCAGACGAAAGTTTGGAGGAGTTAGTTCCCGAAAATCTATTTTGCCAAACGGCATTGACGTTAAAGTTAAAACATTGTATAATTGATCTATTAAAAGGAAACACAAATGAACATTTCACTACGCAAGGCATCAGCATTTCAAACAGCAATCAATGAAGCACTGAAAGGTATCACTTTCACTGCTACAGTGAAAATCAACGAGTTCCAAGAAGCCGAGACAGAAATTGCTCGTGCTTCTACAGAAGTAAAAACTAACCTTGTGCGTCGTGAAGCACTGACAAAGGCTCTTTACGAAATCCGTAAGAGTGTCAGTGGTGCAAACACACAAGTTGGCATTGATAATCGTCTTGCCGATGTTGCTTTCCTAGAAAAGCAAATCCAGTTCTACAATGGACTGGCTGGTAACACTGCTCGCGAAAGCGAAAAGGTTATCGCAGGTCGTTTGGATAAGATCCGTAACGACAAAGGTGAGAGCCGTCGTAGCATTTATGGCTACAACGACACAGTTGACACTGGTGTTTTCACCCGTGAAGACTTGGATGGCTTCCGTCGTGAAGTTGCTAAGGCTAAAAAGGCCAAGCAGAAGTTGCAGGACGAGATCCTGGAACTCAATGTCCAGACAGTGATTCAGTTGTCTGATACAACAGTGGCAACACTGCAAGCAGAAGGACTTCTGTAAGAACACCCGGGTTCACTCAACCGTTATTGAGTGAGGCGATAGTTGAACGCCATACTAACAACTTAGTGCATAGGATCTACTACACGACCTGATTTAACGGGTACGGAAAATATCCTAGGTTGACGAACAGCCGGACCAAACGACGGTAACGTGGACGGAGTAAACGCCCAGTCTAGGGCTCATGTGGTGTGAGAGGCTAGACACTTTTTAAAAATATTTTTGACGGGTGCCATACCGCCCAGAAATTAGCGGTCAACATTCGGTCTTCCTGGCAGAAGGCGAAAAGTTGTTGTGCCAGCAACAACGGATTATTAAAAATATTTCTAAAAAGTTTTCCAAAACATGTTGACATTTTATGCAGAGATGCTACAATAGATACATGTTAAGAAATTAACTGATGTTCTTTAAAAATTAAATGTAAAATGTCTTAACATTGTTAAGCACACTGGAACCTCTGTGGGCATCCGCTTACTTACATAGTAAGTAGGCGCAACGGTTCGATTCCGCCAGTTTGTTTAATAATGTTAAGAATTAAGGGGTGCTTAAACTCCTGTTAGACGGCTTGCCGTTTAGCGAAGAATAACTGTGGTGACACAGCCAACGGATGTATGCCTACATAAGTCCGCCAGCAATGGTTCATTTAAGCAAGCCTGCTCACCGTCGTGAGGCGGCGTTCACTGATAAGACCGGTGGATGTAACAGCGAAGCAAGTGTATAGGAAAGAGTGTGTGCTTACAAGCCTGAAGTTTCGACGGATGGGAACTTGAGTATGCAAAGAGTAACAGGTGGTGCTGACCTCTATACAAAACCAACTTGTCAACTGGTATGAGAAAGGGTAGTGTTTAGTTCCGAAGGGTCGCTCCTAAGGGGTTAAGCGCAGTTTTAGTGGTTAGTGGTTACGTTGTGAAACGTAGACACCGATCGCAAAAAACGACTGAGTAGTCCGCGAGACAAAAGGTACGTGGTGTGTTGTATTCGGCAGTCCAAAAGATTGTTGAGCAACTGAGGCAGCACATCGCAGTAGGTTGTTATAGGCTAATGGTAGGCCAATTTCCTGTTAAGAAATAGACTGAAGGTTCGACTCCTTCTAACATCGAAAAATGCAAAGACTGCCTCGGTCATACGTGAAAAGCATCTAATGCTTGACACGCAAGTGAATCAAGTCTGACGTAACTCGCAAGGTGAAATCAGTTTGTACTAGAAGTTTCGTAGCCCGCAAGGCTTAATGGATCGCAAGTTCAACGGGAAAGAAGGTACAGAGTAGCGTATGATGTCAAGTCTACTGCCTGACTTAAAACGGCGATGCTGGTAACAGACATAGGTACAGCAATGGCTTATGTGGATGTCTAGAGAAGGTTGGCTCGCAAGGCTGATTATAATGCTAGAGGTGTTACTGGCTTAAGGTGTAATCTCAACCTTAGGCACTATTATAAAACACATTAACGTGTGACCGCGTCATTGGCAACAGTGAGAGGCGTATCAAAGCGATACGATATTAGTGTGTTTCATAATAGTTTTGAAGCAGAGTGTTAGAAGCGGTATCTGGCAAGGCTCATAACCTTGAGGTCGGGGGTTCGATTCCCTCCTCTGCAACCAGTTTTGGTAGTTTAGTAAAACTACCCGGAAGACGAAGGAGATGAGGATAGACACGCTCGTGGGATTATTCCGCGAGTCGATTGATCTCTTATAAAGATCAACCGAACATTAACTCCAAATACGCTTGAAACGTATTCGTGCTTGTGTGATCCGGACTACTAGTTAACGGCTTTGTGTTTTTGATATCCGGGAGTATGCAGGCCTCTGTGGATTGTCCATTGTGGCTTGTTAGGGAAAGAGTAATTGTATCCCGCTTGTACGTTGTCCAGTCTGTTACTTGCCTTTTTCTTCCACCCACAATAACCAGTACGGTAAATATTGATATGAAGATATCAAAAATACCAGGACTCGGCCGATTTGGTGTGTTTATCGACGATGTCGACTTTAATACAATCACCAACGAAGAATGGATGGAAATCGGAAAGATCCATCTGCAAAGTTTAGTGACTATTCTTCGCAATACTAACCTAACCCTTAACAACTACGACAGAATGATTTATAAGTGGGGCAGTGCTCGCGCATTGAGCAAGGCACACTTGTTAAAGAAGTATCCCCAAGGTTGGGATTGGATGTGGCAGTGTGTTAAAAATAATGACGATGCCATGGACATAGATGATCGTCGTTGGCTCACAACTGTAGACGGACTAGGACAGCGTACAGAGATTGGTCGTGTACAGCGTGTCAGTGGACGTAAAGACGAAAACGGTAATCCTTTAGGCATGTTTGCCGAAGGCGAACTACTTTGGCACAGCAATGAAAGCGGACAAATACATCATACACCCGCAGTAAGTTTACTAGCCGCAGAAAATGTCATAGGCTCTAGCACAGGCTTTATCACAACCACAGACTATTACGAAAGCGTTTCAAATAGTTTCCGCAGTGAACTAGATGAAATGATTATTATACATCGTTTCACACCAGGAAAGATTAATCCAGGACTTCCAGCAGAACAAGACTTTTTAATGCATAGCAATATGTGTCCCGAAGAGGAAAGCGAAATACCTTTAGTCATACAAAGCCCTGGAGGCATACGTGGTCTACACTACAGCGTTAATACTGTTAGCCAAATCAAAGGCATGACCATGGAAGAAAGTCGTCGTATATTTGATATGATCGACAAAGAGTTGTTTGTAGACAAATACATCTACGACCACTGGTACCAAAGTAACAATGACTTGTGTCTCTTTGACAATTCAATTACTTTACACCGTAGACAAGGTGACATCAAAAATAGACTGTGTTATCGTATTCAATATGATTACACACATCTGCAAGATGGTCCACACATGCCTTACTTCCAACCAGAGTACCAAGAACTCTATCGTCAACGCATAACCGAAGCAATTTCCGCACTCGGCATAAAAGACTTTAAATTGCCATAAACGTTGACAACACAGATATCTGTGTTATACTATACGTGAGTTCGGTGCAAAGGGTCAGAACCTAGGAGTTGCCGCAAGGAATTTATCCGATCCGGAAGGTTGGATAGGTTGGGGTTATAAACTTCCATGCTCGACGCAATACGATTGAAGTCTTTACAGAGATGTAGATTGAGCGTCAGGGTGCTTTCAAGGTAGGCTGGCCAAAGATGGCGACACTGTAATGTCGGACTGCCTCGCTTAATGCAAACCAAAACCATCGACGACTCTTTGCATGTCGGCTCTATATTATAGGTTTTATCAATAAACGTTATAGAAATAATTATAGGCAAAACCTATTGATTTTGTGTTTCTATAGGATATATAATATACGCATAGAACAAAATGTTCTAGAGTTTTCAAATCACACACAAAGGAGAAACACATGAAAACAGTTGGTGATAAACTAAGCCCGTTCGTTGTTACTGGTGTTAAGCCAGGTCAACCAGAAGATGCCTTCTTCGACATCACAGAAAAGAGTTTTGAAGGCAAGTGGAAAGTAATCGTTTACTATCCAAAAGATTTTACATTCGTATGCCCAACAGAAATTGTTGCCTACGACAAGTTGGCCAGCGACTTCGCTGACCGTGATGCAGTATTGCTCACAGGTAGCACAGACAATGAGTTCTGCAAGGTAGCATGGCAAAATGCACATCCTGACTTGAAGAACATCAAGCACACTCAATTTGCTGATACACAGCGTGGTGAGAACAGCCTCATCGAGCAACTAGGTGTATTCTATGCTCCAGCAGGTGCCGCACTTCGTGCTACATTTATCGTTGATCCTAACAACGAAATCCAGCACATTACAGTTAACAACTTGAACGTTGGTCGTAGCCCAGAAGAAACACTTCGTGTTCTTGATGCGCTACAAACTGGCGAACTATGTGCTTGCAACCGTAAAGTTGGCGGCGAGACACTGTAATGATAGACTGCTTGGTTCTTGGCGATAGTATTGCAGTAGGCACACATCAGTTTCGTCCTGAATGTGTTGCCTACGCCAAAGGCGGTTGGAATACTTGGCAATGGAATCGCGACTATCTTAAAAATGATTTAACTGCTAAAACAGTTATTATCAGTTTAGGTAGCAACGATCACAAAGGCGTCAAGACCAAAGCAGAACTACAGCGTATTAGAGAAAAGGTAGGATCTAAGGCTCGTGTGTTTTGGATCCTACCAGCAATCAAACCTGATATCCAGGAGATTGTGAAAACAATGGCTCAAGAATACGGTGATACTGTTCTTCCAATTACAAGATTGCAGAAAGACGGTGTTCATCCAAGTTGGGCAGGGTACAAGGAGTTAGCGGAGAAAACACGATGACTGGCAAAGAATTTGAAAAGAAGATTAGGCAGTATCATTATCGTCTTGAGTTGCTACGAACAGTAGCACCAGTTATTATCATCACGCTTCAGTGTATCATTCTTTATAAAATCTTTTGGGGATAATTATGGCTTTTATTGATTCAGTTAAAGGAGCATTGCCAGACTATGCAAAAGACACCAAGTTAAATCTTGATGCTGTTCTATTGCGTAGTACTCTAGATGCTGACGTTGCTATAGGGTGTGCAGTGGCCGCTCTAGCCGCAACTGGTAACGGTAAAGTTTTAGCAGTGATGTTGGCAGATAATCCTGTACATGCAGAAGCCGCTATGACTGCCGCAAGTATCATGGCACAAAACAACGTTTGGTATCCATACGTTGAAATGGCCGATGATGCACAACTAAAAGGATTGCCAGCGCAATTACGCATGAACGCTATCGCAAGTCATGGCGGAACTACTAAGGCAAACTTTGAAGCATTCAGTCTTGCCGCAAGTATTGTTGGCAAGTGTCATTTCTGTGTTAAGGCACACTACGACACGCTAAAGCAAGAAGGCTACACAGTGGAACAACTCCGTGACATTGGCCGTATTGCCGCAGTAATGAACAGTGTTGCTAAAGTTTTAAATAGTTGAGAATAAAGTACCCAGTTTTCTGGGTACTTTTATAAATAGTAATATGCTAACATTTATCCGAGATCTAACCAGTCCTTTATTAGAATTCATTAAAGATGACCCGGTTCGTCCGGATATTCCTGTTGAATTCCGTGTAAGCGGTAACCGCTTTGTCAGTAGTATTGTAGATGACGATGGACAAAAGCCCAAGGCTATTGTTTGTGTAAGTCTACATGATACAATTCCTAGTTCTGTAGAAGAACTAATGGCAGAAGTTCATGAACCAAAAGCCGCAATATTCTACACAATTTGGAGTTACGCTCCAGGCGCTGCCGGAGAACTACTTTTCGAAACTGTGAAACAGATACAAGAAATGTTTCCAGAAGTCGAAAGGTTTGTAACCCTTAGTCCAAAAACAGAAATGGCTCGTCGATTCCATTTGAAAAATGGTGCTGAAATTTTCAGAGAAAATGAAAATACAGTAAACTACGAGTACCATCCGACCAGGCCGTTGCTTGACAACTAAGCCTACTGGTTGTATAATACATTATGTGACCGTGAGCAAATAGGCAACGCTCCCGCCTTTGGGTTGGGGAAGGGACTAGGCTATAATGCCGTCTTTGGTGGTTCGAATCCACCCGGTCACACCAAATTTCTCGCTGTAGTTCAATGGATAGAACGGCTCTCTCCTAAAGAGCAAATCCAGGTTCGATTCCTGGTGGCGAGGCCACTGTTGTATTTTTGCAACACCGTTGACTTTGGATCCTTTTGGTGTTATACTGTAACTACAGTAAGTAGAAAGGAGCCCAAAATGGCACAGATTCCCAAACCCAATGTAGTTGCTTTCAAAGTCGTTCTTACAGAGTACGAACGTGGATGGGGACAAAAACTCTGGGACGAAGTCTACTTCGACAATGAGACAGAAGCAAGGCAGTATGCCATAGATTATAACAAAAAACATAACAATCTGGACTCTGCACCGGATTGGTATGTAAGAGCAGATTATGCAGGACAAGTAAGGTAATTAAGAAGAATGAATTTTGAAGTAAAATGGAATGGACCAAGTGGTGTAGAAAAATCGTTGATGTTTCCTAGTCTCGGAGCCGCAATGGAGTTCAGTAAGGGACTAGGAACTTTTGTTACAATCACCAATGGTGATTTTGAAGTTGTTGGTAAGTTTGGTGTAGACAGTGTCAAGGAAGGTGTACTACCTGACGGCACTGACTATAGTTGGATGAAAAGACGTAAACAGTAAAGGAGCGATCATGGGATACTATGATCAGTATTGTAATGTTGATGTGTTGAAGGGCAAGACTTTGTCTAGCATCAAGGAAAGTGGTGACGAGATTGTTTTTGAAACTACAGACGGCGAACGCTATCGTATGTTCCACCAACAAGATTGTTGCGAAAGTGTAAGCATTGAAAGCATTGTTGGCGACCTAGAAGACCTAGTAGGTTCTGAGATTTTGATTGCAGAAGAAGTCGAAGGTGAAAGCCCAGCAGACTTTGAAACATACGAATCATATACTTGGACTTTCTACAAGTTTGCAACTCGCAAGGGTTATGTGGACATTCGTTGGTTAGGTACTAGCAATGGTTATTACAGTGAAGGTGTTAGTTTTATAAAGGAGTGATCCTATGAGTTTGTATAATATGCTTTTTGGTATGAATCCCGACAGTGATAAACTCTTGGAGATTCTTGGTAAGACACGAGGGGACTTCGGTCGCTTTCGTAATGTCTACATGGAAGATGGCATGATTGTTGTCCACACACGTAACGGTGGCGGCAATCGTGAGGACTACGAGTATGTCTTTGATGAAATGTCAGAGCACCCCTGGTACAGTCACGATGCAGACGACGACTTCGACTGCACCTATGCCAATATCTATTTTAAGATTCCTGAGTATCATAAAGACCTTATTGATATTCAAAATCTCAACCCAGGACAAGATCCTAAAACACAGTGGGCAAGTATGTTGGCCGCAATGGAAGCAATGAAAAAGTAAGGAGGCATTATGCCTTGGATTCAAAACGTAGCCTACGCAGATATTCCAAAGAAGCATCACGTTGCTGTGGGCGAGAATTCCATGCTGATTCAGATTGTGGATCCTGCTATGGAGTTTCCTAAGCCTGCACATCAGTTCAAGGAAGTTCATCAGTTTGAATTTCTAGATTTAGAAGTTAACGACAAGTTTGCTGAAGAATTTAAAATTACTGATGCACAAGCCGCAGAACTTGTTCGCTTGTTACAACATGCACTAGACAATCGCATGGACGTTATTGTTCATTGTGTTGCTGGTGTATGCCGAAGTGGTGCTGTCTGCGAAGTTGGTGTGATGATGGGCTTTCAGGATACTGAAGCATATCGTAGTCCTAACTTGATGGTCAAGCACAAGATGATGAAAGTTTTGGGTTGGACCTACGACGAAAACGAACCGCACACTATTAACGGTGTGCCGTTCGAATACGATGATTTAGGCAACAAGAAGATTTGGGTGCCGCCCGAAAAAGAAGATACTTATGACTAAAATTTACGAACTTGCCGAACAGGCTGCTGAGTATGCTGTATTAAATTACAGTGAAGAAGTCTTGCAATCTGAAACAGATGATGTTAAAATACAAATTCCTAAAGAGTTTATCGACAAGTTTGCTGAACTGTTGATCAAGGAATGCGCCAAGTTTACTAACTATCCAGAAGAATTGTACAAACATTACGGGGACTTATAATGTATCTGCATAAAGATGATATTGCAAAAATTGCGGAAATCTTTGAAAGATTCCCCAATGCAGAAGTAGCCGAAATAATTCAAGACAGTAGTTCTGGTATTGGCTCTCATACAACTATGGTTATCGAAGCCGAAGTAAACAACGTCAAGGGACGGTTCGAAGTAGTAATTTCAAGTGTGGAGAATTGGTAATGCCTAAGTGCTATCAACTAATTGGTGTTCCAGGTGCTGGCAAGAGTACTTGGGTTGATGCTCAAGATTGGGCCAAGGATTGTGTCTATGTTTCTACAGACAAATATGTAGAAATTCATGCCAAGTCTTTGGGTAAAACTTACAATGATGTCTTTGACGAGTTTATGCCAGAGGCGGTGAATCTCATGTGCCAAGATGTTATTGTTGCTCGTGAACAGGGCAAAGACATCATTTGGGATCAAACTTCTGTTAGCGTAAAAAGCCGTAAACGAAAGTTTAACATGCTTCGAGACTATGAACACATTGCTGTTGTTTTTAAGACTCCTGAAAAGGAAGAATTGGCAAAGCGTTTGGCAAGTCGTCCTGGCAAAAATATCCCAGATCATGTTATGCGTAGCATGATTGAAAATTTTGACATGCCTACTACAGAAGAAGGCTTTAGTCAAGTTTGGATAGCCGCTAACTAACTGTTGTAGAAATACAACACGTTTGTACCCTGTTAATTTCGATTGACAGGGCTTTCTTTTGGTGTTATAATATACACATAGTTTAGAAAGAGACCAATGGAATTCCTAGTCGAAACGGGCAGTGCTAAAAAACGTAAATTTGTTGAAGCAATTTTGCCTAGCATTGTTCAGCAGTTAGGTTTGACTTCTAGCCGTAAGGCAGTGGTTATAAGAATTGCAAATGAATGTGAAGGCATGGGGATGACAGTTCCCGTAGACATTTTGGATAGTTACGTTGTTGTGATTAGCCCAAAACTGAAATTGAAGGAACTAGGACTAACACTGGCACATGAAATGGTTCATGTGCGGCAAATGGCAAAAGGATTTTTGAAATCCAAAAACGGTTACAATTACTGGTGTGGAAAGAAGTACAGTAAAAAGACCAAGTATTTGGACATGCCCTGGGAACAAGATGCGTTTGCTAGGCAAGAAATCATTTTTAGGAAAGCAATTGAAGAATGAAAACATGGATAACAAGTGACTTGCACTTTGGGCACAAGAACATAATGAGTTTTTGCCCGCAGACAAGGGCACGTTTTAACAATGACGTTGTCTACATGAACAATGCAATGGTTGAAGAATGGAATGCCAAAGTTCAACCCGGAGACTTGGTTTATATTTTAGGTGACGTTGCATTTATGTCAGGCAGTGATGCTGGACGTATAATGAACCGTTTAAACGGCGACAAGATTTTAGTTGAAGGAAATCACGATCGTAAGACATTGATGGATGCAACATTCCGCGGTGCATTTAAGGAAGTACACAAGTATTTAGATATCAAGTATGACGGACATAAGGTCGTCATGTTTCACTATCCGATTGCAGAGTGGGATCAAATGCACAGAGGAGCGTTACACTTTCACGGACACCTGCACGGTGGTACAAGTGGATTAGAAGGTTATCGTGCTATGGACGTGGGCATGGATTCAACAGGAGAAATTGTAATCTCCATGGATCGTGCAATTCGTTTAATCAAGGACAATGTAATTAAGGGTCATCATGTTTGATTGGTTTAGGCGTCGTAGGTCTCGTAAGTTGTGGCTGTCTATGCTGAAGTTTTTTGAAAAACACAGCGATGATATGACCAGCGAAGAAATGGCCTACTTTGCTTTAACTATGAATAACTTAAAAAAGATGTCAGAAAGGTAAAAAATGGAACGTGTAGAAAAGGCTCGAGTATTTGCTACTGCGGCACATGCGGCTGTAGGTCAACTTCGTAAGTACACTTACGAGCCCTACATTGTCCACCCTGCTGAAGTTGCCAGCATTGTTAGAAGTGTTCCACATACTGAAGCGATGTTGTGTGCGGCATGGTTGCATGATGTTGTAGAAGACACAGGAGTTACAATTGAAACAATCCGAGCAGAGTTTGGAGAAGAAGTCGCCGAGTTGGTTGGATGGCTTACAGACGTCAGTCGCCCGGACCACGGCAACAGAGCGGCCCGCAAGGCAGTTGACAGAGCGCATACTGCTATGGCACCAGCCGCGGCGCAAACCGTTAAGTTGGCTGACTTAATCTCCAACACTCGTAGCATCATGGCACACGATGAAAAGTTTGCCAAGACCTACTTGGAAGAAAAGAGATTGTTGCTTGAAGTTATGACCAAAGGCGATGCTACATTGATGGCTATTGCTCGTAAGAATGTTGGAGTTGAATAATGACAGATTTGGAAAAACTTGAAGCACGTATTGAAGCAGTTAATTCGGCTATTGCCGCAACAAAAATGGCCATGGGCGTAGATCGTAAAATGAGTAACGATAAACATCCTAACGGCCATTATACAAAGGCACTGATCGAGTTGACTGATATTCAAACAAGTTTGAACTCATTGCGAGTTCGAATGATTGCTGTAGGACGTTAATATGACACCCGAGTTTATTGAACGTGTAAAACGTGATTATGACAAAGAGCCTAACAAACCAGACTGGGAAAGTTACCTCGCTGGTTATTGGGCAGGTGTAAAACGTTTCGGCAAGAAGCGTGAAAGTCGTAGAGAAACTCGTAGTAAACTCGGGTATTCAAGAATTGGATTGAAAAATGTTTAAAGATGAATTAAAGCAGTATGTAGAAACTTCCGGACTGGTAAACATGAAGTCTGCCGGTGACGGTATCTATGTGCTCAAGTACAAGAAGAAGGTATTCTACGATAACCTGTGGAACGACTACATTGCCGAATGCCGCGGGTCTATTGTAGATGCTGACTTCAACCTAGTGTCGTATCCTTTTACTAAGATCTATAACTACGGTATCGAAAAGGAAGCACCAGTGCTTGCTCCAGATACTAAGGTTACAGCCTATCGTAAGGTCAACGGCTTTATGGTTGCTATGACTTGGTACAAGGGAGACATCCTAGTATCTACTACAGGTAGCACAGACAGCGACTATGTTAACATGGCCAAGGATATGATGAAGTTACACGGTCCAATAACTGAGTGGCAGTTGGCTATGTCTAACAAGGAACTAGAAGGCATGACTGTAATGTTCGAGTGCGTTGACCCAGATGATCCTCATATCATTCCAGAAAAGCCAGGAATGTACGTGTTAGGCTATCGTGAAAACACATGGGGTAGCAAGGTTGGATATAACAACGAAGTTCTACGTGACTTGGCTGATATGTTCAACTGCTATAAGCCAGAAGTTTACGAAACTACTGTTGGCAACTTAGTCGAACAAACTAAGAATGTACGACATGAAGGATTTGTATTCTATACAGAAGATGGAGTGAGTGCTAAGATTAAGTCGCCATACTACTTGACTTCAAAGTGGGTTGCTCGCAATCCACGTACAGACAAGTTGGTAGATTTGAACAAGGACATCAAGCACAATTTGGATGAAGAATACTATCCGCTGGTTGACGCAATCCGTGCTAATATAGTACAATACACAGCGATGACGGAACAAGAACGTCTTGCTTGGGTAAGGGAACAATTGGCATGAAAGACGAAAGTCATTTACCAGTAAGTGAGCAGAGCCTAGTCTTTCGTTTGCGTAAGCGAGCAGAGATTAGGCGGCAAATTAAAGATCGTAAAAGTGTACAAGAAGGGCGTCCGGATAGGATTGCCGACTTGTTGGAAGAAGCCGCAACTGAAATTGAAAACTTAAGGAGAAAAGGCAATGGCTAAAGGTGCAAGTGCAAAGTCACATCAAAGTGTTGTTAAGCGTACTAATCAAGGTGGTCGCAAACCTAAGACTAGTTCAATGAGTAAGACACAAAAGTCAACTCACAAAAAGTATCGCGGTCAAGGTCGTTGATCTAGCAGTTGATACATACGCCTAGGTATAGACTTTAACTGTTCTTGATTATGTTTAAAAACAGATAACATAGGTTCTATATCTAGGCTTTCTTTTTCTAAAATATTCTTAACTACAAACATTACCTTTTCAAATCGTTTTGTAGAATCAAGTTCTAGGTCATAACTTTCATCCCAGTACTTGGAAAAAGTTTTAAACCCTAGGTCTCTTAATAACTGTAATGTACCAGGTGGAGCCAATAACACAAATGGTCTCCCGCTGATTATCGCCCTTAATGTCTTTTCACTGAAGTTGGGCATTGTAGAATGAAATTTACTTTCAGTGACTAGGCTACAAAAACTGTCTTGGGTGATCGATATTAATTTTTTAACTGCGTGTTCGCTGATATAATCAACATCAACAGATTGAGTATAGTCATTAATTTTTTCTCTACTTTGCAGTATCGACAAACCAGTTTTAATGTTTAATCTGTAGTCTAGTTTATCTATGTCAATCTTACAATTTTTAACATCGTCTAAACTGTAGTGCTGTGTTAGCGAAACATGATCACTATAGTTTGATAAAAATGCGCTGGCTAGGTATCTATAATCAGTATATCTTCTATTGAGACAGCAGATCTTTTTAGAAAAATTAGTAGTTATCTTTGGCAATTTGAATATAGAAACAGCCGAATCAAAAACAAACCAATCGAAATATTTTGTAAAATTATTTTTCTCACAGCAATATGTTGTATGAGGTGTGCCTAAAGATTTTGCCAGACTTTCTACAAATTGAAGTTCGGGAAAATCAACATCTGTAGTAAACAAGTCTTCTACGAAAAAGTGTAGGTGTTTCTTTTCTGTTAGTTGACTTAGAACATTAAGTGTTCTGTCTTTGATTTTTTTATTATAAACTGCTCCCGCTCTAACAATGATTACAATATCGCCCACAGAAAAATTAAAAAGGCTATCTGCAACACTAAATGGTTTAGTATAAACTATAGAATTTGAAATATTCTCTTCTGTAATTTGAATTGTTCTTGTGTTTTTTAACAATGCAAAAACCGATTCTTTGTAATAGATATCTATGCTCATAGTGATATTTATTGGCTACTTTTCAGGTAGATTTTTTTCAAAACATCTGTTATAATAACTCAATTGAAATCAGTAGAAAGAAAATATGGCACAACATTTAATGGTAGACTTGGAAACTCTTGACACAAAAACTTCAGCAACAATTTTAACTTTGGGTGCAGTACGTTTTGACCCTTATAGCACTGCTCCTATGAAGGAACTGTATCTGCGTGTTTGTGTTGACAGCCAAGATGCTTTAGGTTGTACTGTCAGTGAGGACACACTCAAGTGGTGGAACCAGCAAGATGTTAGTATCATGGAAGAAGCATTTGATCCACGAGATCGAATTCCGATTCATGAAGTCATTAATCAATTTCATGCACTAGCATGGAACTGTGATGCGTTTTGGAGTCATGGTTCTACGTTTGACTTAATGATTTTGCAAAACATCTACGATAAATTAGGTCGTGCATATCCTTGGAACTTTTGGCAAATGCGTGATACTCGAACACTTTTTGACATTGGCTACGACCCAGATATGCCACAAGATTCAAAACACAATGCCTTGGAAGATGCAAAACGCCAAGCAATAGGAGTAAGGAATGTCTTCAGAAAACTCGGATATCAAGGGCGACGCTAAAATTAGCGCCAGTCCAGAAAGATACTCTTTTCAAAAGAGTGGCTACGTTGAACGCCAGGAAGAAAAGGGCGAAGAAGTCAACGAAGATTACCTTAATATGTTTGAAAAAATTATAGATAATCATGCACACAGATTTGACAATCCAGAAAGTAGAAAAAACAGCATGGAATATGACTTGCTGACCACTAACTGGATCTTAGAAAAAGTTCGTGCCAAAGAAAGTTATGCACAAAACCTTTATGCGGCAATGTGTAATATGCAGTTTGTTCGCAAAGATATGTTTCCATATCTGCGTCAAGATCCTGACAAAGATCTATGCTCATATTCGTGGCGTTATGCTGGAGGTATTATTGCAGATATGCGTCAAGAAGGAGACTACATTGACTGGTACTGCTCAGGCATGGGTGGACTTAATCAAGAGTTTGATGCTAAAGAAACCAACGAGCAATGGCAACAACGTACTGGTTATGTTCCTGAAGGTGTTATCACTGAAGAAATTGAAGCAGATTTGTTAAAATTAGGTTGGGTGCCTGTGCCGTGGCCTGAAGATAACCAAGTATAATTTACCCGCTTCGGCGGGTATTTTTTTGACTGCAAGTCCGATAAATATTAGAAACTGAGGATTTCAACATGAGTTATCAACCACTATTTCTAGGATTAGGCACTGCGGTGTTCGGAACAGATTCTAGCAATAATAGACTGCGCGGCGAAACTGCTAACCTACGAGTTGGGCAATTAATTAAATTTACTGTAGAAGGAAACAATTTACTGTTCGGCGGCGTAGTAGCCAACACTGTTTATTACGTTAAAGAAATCATTGACAGTGAATATTTTACTGTGTCTGCAACACCAAATGGTCCGGCACTAGACCTAATAGACGGCGCTGGGTTTATGCTAGTTCGTCCTACTCAAAAGGAAGTTACAGCAGAGTCATTGAGAAAACTTGACACAATGGTCAAGGAGATCTATGACAGCGGAATAGGTTTAGATGTAGGTATTCAATCAGTTTCTGAAGATACAACACCTAGCCTAGGAGGCAATTTAGATTTAAACAGTAAAGATATCACAGGCGCTGGTAATATTGACATTACTGGTGTTGTTACTGCAAGTAAATTTAGATTACCTTCGCTGACTGTTGAAGAGCGTAATGCCATTTTAGATTGGCAAAACGGTGATCTAATATACAACCTAACAACTAACAAAATTCAAGGTTATCAAAGTAGCACTTGGATCAACATGGACGGTACTACTGTTTAACCAATCTAGTTGACACTATTTTGTTAAACTGTTAAACTGTTAGCATGACAAAAACTTATATGGTCGAAGATATATTTCATGATATTCCGGAAGATCCGGATCATGTTATGATGACCATTCCTCCTGAGGTTTGCGAACAAGCCAATCTCAAAGAAGGCGATACCGTTCATATTGAAGCCAAAGACGGCGCCCTTATCATTACCAAAGCATGAGTAAAAGTGATTTAATTGAGATGGAAGGTGCTATCTCTGAAGTGCTACCTAGCAATATGTTCCGCGTCACCCTTGAAAACGGACACATTCTTACTTGCTACACTAACGGCAGACTTCGCCAAAATAAAATTAAAATTATTTTGGGCGACAGAGTTCGAGTTGAAATGAGCCCATACGACTTGTCCAAAGGCCGAATTACCTATAGACTTTGATTGACATTTATTGCCTTTGATGTTACAATAACAGTATTGTAAACAATGAAAGGTACATGATGTCATTTGGTCTCAAATACGAAGACGTAGTTCGTAAACCAAATCCAATGGTCAAGATTAATCCGCTCAAACGCGGATCTGGTAAGACTGTTAATTTACAAGATCGAGTCGACACCCTTAATAAGAGCGCCGCTTGGAAAAAGACTGTTAAGGCATGGACTGCTCGTAATAAAGAGTTTGATCTTTCACGCCTGCCAAAAGTTTCTATGGAGAAACTTGGAGTTCTTGACATCGACGAAGACATCCAACGTGCATTAGATGACAAACATTGTGCTAACAAAATTGCCAATCCAGATCTCTTCGATCCTGCACTATTGCAACCTGTAGTATGCATTAAAACGTCTAAAGGCAAGTTTATTAGTATTGACACTCAACATACTGTTAGTACTATTGCCGCACTGATTGATGCTGGCTTAGTTCCAGGTGTAACAGACTGGCGAACATTTGAGTATCCATTTACTTACATTGAGACTGATAACCTTGCTTATGCCCGACGAGCGTTTGGCATTTTGAACGGCAAAGGTAAAAAGAAACAATCAGCCTATCAAGATCTTCGTAATGCTGTCTTTACAATTCGCATTGACAAAGACAAAACAGATACAGACGAAGTAACTCTAGAAAAGAAAGTTAGCATTGCTGAAAAACATAATTGCTTCCCAGTAGAAGTAGACAGTGACTTGGCAAAATATCCTGGAACATTTACTAACATTGCTACATTTCGAACTCTTAGCGAAGACGAACTAGAAGTAGCATGTGCATGGCATAACAAATATTTTCATTATGAAAATGTTCACGTTAGTCTGTTTTTTATTTTCCGAGATCTATGTCGCCAATTCGGTAGTGCTAAGATTAAAATCTCAAGTAAACTTGAGGAACAATTGGCCGCAATGGTTCAAAGTTGTTTTGGAAACTTGTCACAATTCCAGGAATCGGTTACAGAAGCACATCGCCGCTGGACTGAAAAACGTTACGGTTATCAAGCGAACTGGGACGATGATGCTTACGCATGTGCATTGATTCAACTTTACCAGCATTTCGGTGGCAAGGAAAAAGTTGCTCCTACACTGCTAGATCATTTTGACGGACTTATCGATTTCTTCGATGAAGATATCTTAAATTTGGCTGAATGATGTATCACTTTTACTTGATCGAATCTTTAGGCGGTAGAGCAGGGTTTGGCATTGCTCAAGACATTAAAGAACGTAATAAACAGTATTGCTCTCATGCAGGTGGTATTGTTAATATGTATGTCTACAGCGGACTTAGGGCCCATGCTAAAGCCTTAGAAAGAACAATTAAAATACAATACGTTGATAATATTTGGCAAATCGAAGATTGGAAAACGGAATGGTTAAATGACGATGTCCCGATGACTACTTTAAAAGAATATGTAGATTCTTTAATTAAAGAAAGACATTTTAAATTAAAGTTAGTGGCAAAGGATTACAACTTTATGCAAGGAGATATAAATGGAAGTTGTTAGTATTAAAGATCTCAGTAAGAAAAAACAAAAGACAGGACTCTTGGAAGTTCTAGACGACCTTCGAAAACGCATCGAAGAAGGCGACCTTGAAGAGTTTGTTGTATCTAGCATGGACAAAGATGGCAATGTAGAGATCCATGTCTGTGTTAAAGACCTTGTCGGCGGTGTAGGACTCTACGAAATCGGCAAGAATATTCTAATTCAACAACAATCTTACGACTAATATGACTCCAGTTACTGAGCGTGTTTGGCCTGCTGAAGAAGTCCTGACTATGGCCTGTGCTATATACAGGACTAAAGGCTATACCAGCGTTAGCACCTTTACTACTTCTGATCCTGAAAGCGAGTCTCGCTGGAACAACAAAGAGCACTTGTGCTATCAAATGGTTCCTGAGATTGCAGATAAAGAGTATAAAGTTCTAATCAATGTCACACAGCAAGATGCCGATACTGCTCACGCCATTGTTCAGTATTATCGAAGACTTGCATTTGGTGTTATTGGAGATACGCTCAGTGATTATATGCAAAGAGTGTTCTCTAGTACGCAAAAGCCCGAGGTTATGTTTAAAGATTTTGGTATCCTAGCCAGTGTGCCCAGCGTCTACGACAAAGAGATAACCAAAAAGCGTATAGAAAAAGAAGCCAAAAATACTATACAAGAGCATATTGGGAAGATAGATGATTATGTAGTTTTGGAGATTCGGTATATCAACACTAGGTACATCCAAAAACTTAACTGCTATGGACACGAAGCAGTGACTAGTACAGGTCATTTGGTAAACTTTCTCAACAAACTTGAATTGGGAAAACCAGGAACAACCCAAAAGATTCGTGCCAAAGTAAAAGCGCATGGCCAAAACTATACTACCAAAACCGTTGAAACACAGTTAAACTATGTGAAAGTTCTTGACACAGAGTTCATTTGGCAGTAAAATATATGTAATATAAACTTTTCAGGAGTAATAATGAGCGATCCTTGCTATCAAGTTATTGCCGATTTGGAGAATCATTCCAGTCGCATCAATAAAGAGCAGATCATTTTCGAACAGGCTCGTCAAGATAACCACGAACTATTTGAAGGATTTCGTCTAGCACTGGATCCTATGATTACTTTTGGGCTTAAACAAATACCGGAGAAAAAAGATGAAGATGGCCCTGGGCTGGATTGGAATAGTTTTATTGTGCTCACTAGCAGTCTACGTGATCGTCACCTTACCGGTAACGATGCCCGTGATGCCGTTGCTCAAGCCATAAAGCAATCTACAAAAAAACAATGGAATGGTTGGTATCGTCGTATCCTTATCAAAGACCTACGTTGTGGTACAAGCGAAAAGACTGTTAACAAAGTTGTAGAGAAAGAATGGCCCGAGTATGCAGTACCTATTTTTAGTTGCCAACTTGCTCATGATAGTGCTAATCATGAAGGAAAGGTTTCAGGTTCTAAACTTATTGAAGTCAAACTCGATGGTGTTCGCGTTATCACTATTGTTCATACAGATGGTCGCGTTGATCAGTTTAGTCGCAATGGTAAAGAGTTGGTAAACTTTGAAGCCATTAAGAATCAAATCAGTGCTGTTGTAAAGAAAGATCCACCTAAGTATGATTTGGTGCTTGACGGCGAAGTTATGTCTAGCAGTTTCCAAGACTTAATGAAACAAGTACACCGCAAGAGTGATGTCAAAGCCAACGATGCTGTTCTACACTTGTTCGACATGTGCCCTCTAGACAAGTTCCAAGAAGGACGTTGGGACAAGGATCAGGAAACTCGTAGTGCTTATGTCAAGGCTTGGGTGGAGAAACATCAAGCAGACTTGCCTAATGTGAGTTGCCTTACTCACGAAGCAGTGGATCTTGGTACACCGGAAGGCAAGAAGCGTTTCAAAGAGATCAATCAAAGTGCTATCGACGGCGGCTACGAAGGTATTATGATCAAGGATCCTAAGGCTCCTTATGAATGTAAACGTAGTCATGCATGGTTGAAACTAAAACCTTTTATTG